CTCGTGCTACTACATCTAGAACTGGTGTTCTTGATACTACTAAGTTACACACATACAAGTACAATGATGACATCTTCAGAAAAGTAACTACTATCCCTGAGGGTAAGAACCACGGATTAATTTTTAATGTTGATTGGTCTGGTTCTATGTCTAACTGTATCCAAGATACTATCAAGCAAGTACTTACTCTAGTATCATTCTGTCGTAAGGTTGGTATTGCTTATGATGTATATCTTTTCTCTGACAACTATGAGAAAGATAATCATAAGTACCATGAAGATCCTGATGCTGAAGGTAAGATCATCATGCGTGACTTCCGTATGCTTAACGTTCTAACAAGTGATGCTAACAATAGAGCACATGATAGACAGGCACATAACTTATTCCGTCTTGCATCATCATTCAAATACCACACAAGTTGTGGAGTTCCTTACAAGATGAACCTAGGTGGTACTCCATTAAACGAAGCAGTTGTTTCTTTAAACTCTATCATCCCATCATTCAAGAAGAGAACTGGTGCTCAGAAAGTACACGTTATCAATCTAACTGATGGTGAAGGTTACACACTAAGATATGGTAAGAAGGTTGTTTCTCAATACGATGGTGAAGTTAGTGTCATCTCTAGAAACTGCAATTCACAATCTATCTTACGTGACCGTCAAACTGGTAAGCAATACAAATTCAATCCTGACAGATATGATCAGACAGATACATTCATCTATCAACTACGTGACAGATTTCCTGAGTGTGAGTTCATGAACATCAGACTTATTACAGGTAATGACTGGTACAGATTTAAGAGATCATGCTTAGGTTATGAGTTCGATGGTGACCTTAACGATAACACTGCATGGGCAGAAGCAGACAGAGAGTGGAAGAAGACTAGATCTTTCATATGCTTATCTTCTGCATACACTGTACAATATGCTCTAGCAATATCTGCACTCAATACAGACGATGAGTTTACTATTGAGAAAGAAGATCCTACCAAGGCAGACATCAAGAGAGCATTCACTAAGTCTCTTAAGGGTAAGAAAATGAATAAGAAGATCCTATCTTCCTTCATTGAGCGTATCGCATAAAACCACTTGACAAAGTGGCACACGACCCCTACACAGGGGTCTTTTATTTGGTATTATTAATACATACACAACAAATTTCAATTTTTTATTATGGCATTCGAGAGAAAACTATCCGTCAACTTCATTGATGAACTCCGCAACGAATTCGGTAGTGAGATAGATGCATCTCATGTGAAGAAGTTTGCAAGAGCAAACGATTGTGCATACGCAACAGTTGCACGTAAGTTAAATGCATTCAAAGTTAAGAAGGGTTCATGGAACCTAACTGTAACTGAAGGAAGAGAGATCCTTGAAAAAGCATTATCAGCACCCCCTGTATTGCCCTCAGCAGAGCGTAACTTAGTACCTACTACAGATACTACCTTCGTTCCATTTGGTAATTTTGCTGATGTTAAAAAGGTTATTACTTCTAAGTTATTCTACCCAATGTTCATCACAGGTTTATCTGGCAACGGTAAGACATTCTCTGTGGAACAGGCATGTGCTAAAGCAAACAGAGAACTCATCAGAGTTAACATCTCTATCGAAACAGATGAGGATGATCTCATCGGTGGTTTCAGATTAGTTGATGGCAACACAGTATGGCATAACGGTCCTGTGGTAGAAGCACTTGAAAGAGGTGCAGTTCTATTACTTGATGAGATCGACCTAGCATCTAACAAGATCCTATGCTTACAATCTATCCTAGAAGGTAAGGGTGTCTTCCTTAAGAAGATAGGTAAGTTCGTACAACCTGCTCAAGGGTTTACAGTTGTTGCAACTGCTAACACTAAGGGTAAAGGTTCTGACGATGGTAGGTTCGTAGGTACTAACGTATTGAATGAAGCATTCCTAGAGAGGTTCCCTGTTACTTTCGAGCAACAGTATCCATCTCCTGTATCAGAGCAGAAGATCCTTGAGATCCTTAACCCTAACGATGACTTCAATAAGAAGTTAGTTGATTGGGCAGACATCATCCGTAAGACATTCTACGATGGTGGTATTGATGAGGTCATCAGTACACGTAGACTTGTACACATCGTCAGAGCATACCAAATCTTTGGTAATCGTGCTAAGGCAATTACTACTTGTATCTCTCGTTTCGATGAGGAAACTAAGCAAGCATTCCAAGAGTTATATGACAAGGTGGATGCAGATGTTGACTTTGAGGAAAAAAACTGATATGATTAATGCATGGAGTTTATTGGGTTCTGTCTTGGATGGAACCCTTGACGAGGAATACCCAATCAAATCTATGGAAGATGAAGAACTTAACCCCTATGAGTACTATGCTCCTTCGGGTAACGTAGATCTAACAGTTGACAGTGATGTTGTTTGCAAGTATAATGAAGATCAAACACTTGATCTAGCAAAGAAGTACATCGAAAGTACTTACTCGCAGCATTATGCTAACGGTAACTTCCAGACACTTGATCTAATCGAAAGTATTGGTGACGCAGAAGCTTTTTGCAGATCCAATGCAATTAAGTACCTGAGCAGGTACGATAAAAAAGGTCGTCCCCAAGATGACATTTTAAAGGCGGTGCACTATTGTGTACTATTATATTATTTTAGTAAATGAAACTTTCAAAAGGAACACTTGACATTCTCAAGAACTTCTCAAACATCAACCAATCAATCTGCTTCAAAGAAGGTACAGAGTTATCCACTCTATCCATACAGAAGAATATACTATCACGTGCGGTTGTTGAAGAGAACTTTCCAAAAACTTTTGCTATCTATGATCTCAGTGAATTCTTATCTGGTCTCTCACTTTTTGAAAATCCAGATTTTAATTTCGAGAACGATAACTTTGTCGTAATCAAAGATAGTAAATGTCAATCAAGATATTTCTTTGCTGATCCCTCTACCATTACTCAACCTCCTGAGAAGAAGGTTGAACTTCCTAGTAAGGATGTATGCTTTACTGTGGCATGGAGTGACATCTCTAATATCATTAAGGCAGCTGCAATTTATCAGATCGAAGATCTAGCAGTTGTTGGTGATGGTGCTAGTGTTAAACTTGTCGTACGTGACAAGAAGAATGACACATCCAACAGTTATGCTGTCAAGGTAGGGATTACCGACAAAGAATTTTGCTTCAACTTTAAAGTTGAAAACCTTAAGTTGCTACCTGGTGATTATGAGGTTACTATTAGTAGAGAGAACGCATCTCTATTCAGAGACGCAAACAGAGATCTTGAGTATCTCATCGCACTAGAACCTGATAGTAAGTATGAAGGATGATTTTCTGTGGGTCGAAAAGTATCGTCCACAAACTATTGAGGAATGTATTCTCCCATCCGATTTAAAGAATACGTTTCAATCTTTTGTTACCAATGGAGAAGTACCTAACTTACTCCTGTGTGGTACTGCTGGTATAGGCAAAACCACGGTGGCAAAAGCATTATGCCATGAACTAGGAGTTGATTCTTATGTGATCAATGGATCAGATGAGGGTCGCTTTCTTGACACTGTACGTAACCATGCTAAACAGTTTGCTTCAACTGTATCTCTGGTATCATCATCTAAACATAAGGTGATCATCATAGATGAAGCAGATAACACTACGCATGATGTACAGTTATTGTTACGTGCTTCAATAGAAGAGTTCCAAAAGAACTGCAGGTTTATTTTTACCTGTAATTTTAAGAACAAGATTATTGAACCACTACATTCTAGAACTACCGTTATTGATTGCAATGTCCGAGGAAAGAACAAACAACAGATCGCAGCACAATTTTTTGAGCGATGTCGTGATATTCTTACCAGAGAAAATGTACGGTTTGATAATGCGGTGGTCGCTGAGGTCGTCCAGAAATACTTCCCAGACTTCCGAAGAACACTCAACGAACTCCAGAGGTATTCTTCGACGGGGAATATCGACACTGGCATTCTGGCGGTACTAAATAACGTCAAACTAGGTGAGTTAGTATCCTCACTAAAGAACAAAGAGTTCTCTGTTGCACGCAAGTGGGTT